TCTCTTTGGCGGCGTGGGCGATATTCCAGGCCTGCGTGTCGCGGGCGACCGCCGAGCCCGGGAAATGATCGTCCCACCACCGTTCAATCAGCTGCTCGATCGAAGGAGGCTCGGTGGTTTGGTTGGTGCTGTAATCTTCCTTGGCCATTGGCCACTCCGTCGAATAAAGGCGCATTGAAGGAAGCATCGAGGTGAGCGTGCCCAATAAACGTTCGTCTTGATTAGCAGCCGATCTTTCAGAAACACAGGATTTCGACGGGCACAATCGCGATGGCCTGATCGCCGAGTACGCCTTCGTCAGTCTGAAGCTTGCCGGTTATATAGGCGTGCTGAACCATTAGAGGCAGCCCAAGGTTTTGGATCCCAGTCGTCGGTGACGGCGCGAGCGCGGCTTCGAGAGCGTCGAGCAGCGGGTTCAAAATCGCTGATGGCGGCAAATAGGGGTCGCTTGAATGGGCGTACACGTAAAATTCGGCGTAGAGTGTCCATATGATCGGTGCACCAAGCTTCTTTATTGCGGCTTGGCTCCCTTTTTCGCTCATGAACAACGCCGGCTGCTCCGCCGGAGCAACGTCTGCCCAGTGTCGCAGACGCCGATTTGTACTGGTGAACCGTGCCGCACTCGCGCCGAGCTCCCATAATGCGGCGTATATCGTTTCACGAACTATCATCGGTCGATTTCGAATGCCATGCCGCGGCGATCGACTGCTGCGATGCCTGTCGATAAAGCGACACCTGTCGCTTCTAATGTCGAGGATAAGGAAATAAAGATCATATGCGGAGCGATCATCATCGCATTAGTGCCTCGCGCAATGCCGCTTCCACCTCATCGCGTATCGCAGGGTCCATATCTTCCAGTGCCGAGCTCAAAAAAGAAGGCTTCGGAACGTCTATCCGGCGACGCTCTGACCGCACATTGATCGCCTTCCTAGGTCTCGGGCGTCCGAACGCTTTTGTGATACTGCGCAGCTTCGCTCTGACGCCAACCGAGCCATATCCGTGAGCATGGGGATATTCGCTGTCACTGGAAACCGTTGCTGCAATCAGGTCGTCGCTCTGATTGAGTTGGAGACTTGTACTGGATCCGAGCGACCCCGCGTGGGCAGCGAAGGTTTGGCCAGTCAGCTCACACTCCTGGATTTTGCGCTGGAGTTCGATCCCGAGGGTGGTCATCGCACGGGCGAGCCCCGAAGCGGCCAGATCCGGAGTGGAGCGCAGCCAAGCCAGCACTGCGTCCTCGCCAACGAGACGGGCAACAATCATAGGACGCCGGATATTATCGTGGCGTCGGTGGCGCTTACCGCCGGTGTTTGTTGGATCGGGGCGATGGGTGCAACCAGACGATATTGTTGCAGCAGCGTTTTGATCGCATCACTCATATCTTTTTGCCCATACGCGGCGGTTTCTGCGCCGCCCAGAGATCTAGAGACCTCGCCGATGCGTGTACGCTCCCGGTAGCGCAGCGCGACGAGCTCGATGCATGCCTGCGCGACTTCGGGCGGAGTAGTCGAATACCCGGCCGTATACGCAATGACAATGTTCTGGGCCCCGCGATTGAATCTGTAGCCGCGAACCGAAAGCTGTGTAGAGCTGAACCGGTATCCCGCTGCGTTGAACGAGGCCGCGGGGACAGCCTGACCATCGATGGTCAACGACAGCACAGCAGTGGCCGGATAACACGCGAATTGCAGCCTGTGGCCTCCAGTTCCGTCGCGCACTTCGAGGAAATCGGCCGACGCGATTCCGCGGTTCAGCCAGGTCTGGATATATTGACTTGCCGCCGTAACGAGCCGGGTAAGCAGCGCGTCGTCGGTTGCCGGAAAGGCAGCCTGCCCAGTTTGCAGCCACGCCTTAACGTCGGCGAGCGTCGTAAGATCCCCGAAGGCCACCGAATCAGCCCTTTTTAGAACGATTGTTCTGCGACGATTTCGCTCGACCCAACGCCAACATCGTCTCCTCGAAAACGGGGACGAAGCCGTGCGCCGACAGCTCGGAACCGGCTTCGGCCGGCACGCGCACGTCCCCCTTCGAATCGCTGAGAAATTGGCGACCGGCATAGGAACACCCCGCAGCATCGTCGTGGTGCAGCGTGAGCACGCCGGCGGAAATCGCATTGTCGCTGTTCTTCGCCAACACGAACCCCCCGACTGTCGTCAGGGGGCCGATCGCCTCCAGAGGCACTTGGATGAGGCCGTCGTTATCGACCAAATATCGCGATGCCCCGTGATTGGCCTCGTCTTGGCTAAAAACTGCGCGCAACGGTATCAGGTCCGCGCCGAGCGTGACCCCCGGGTTGGACCCGGGGGCTGGCACGACAGACGCTTTCGAAGAAAGGGTCGAGATTTCGAGCATTAACGTCACCCGTTTGCGATGTTGCTGATGACGCCCATCGCAAAGGGAGCATAGACGGCCAGTACTTCCTCGGCATAAACACCGACCTGGCGCTGGCGCGTGACGATCGGCCAATCGATCTGGTAGTAGTCTTGCCGCGTCTTGATCTCGGCGACGTTCGGGACCTCGTTCGATTGGTACTGAATGGGCAGGTTTTCCGCCCAACCGATGACCGTTCCTGGCGGCACCTTCGGGTGAATTCGGATCGGAATGCGAAGGCCCCCATTCAGCGCGAAGGGATTGTAATAAAACTGAACGACTCCAGACGCGGTCAGTTGATACTCACCGTCGCTGCCGTCAGCGGGACTATCGTAGCGCAGCAGCGGACCCGAGGCGTTCGACAGTACCTTTGCCGTTATGTTCTTCAACTCTTGCGAATTGACATAGAGAACCGTCGGCGACACCTGAAAATTGTCCCACATTTTCTGGAACATCATGTCGATCTCGACGATCGAGCCACGGCCCGATGCGGTCAGAGGCGTTCCAGTCCCTGCCGTTCCGGTCGGCATGACATTGACGTAGGCATTCGACCCCGGTTTCAGCGCCGTCGTCAAAAGTCCGTCATAGGCGTAACTCGGGTTGGCGGAATTGTCGGCCGTGATGGCGCTCTGCGGCTGTGTACCGGTGCTGAGCGGCGCAGATAGGGCCAGACCGTTGATTGTCGTAATGGCCTGCAACACCTCGCTGCCGCTCGTGGTCGACACATACCAAGCATAAGCGACGGCGCCCTGGACCGGGTTGACTGAGCAGAACAGCGTCTGACCGAGTGTCACTGCTTGGCTTGCCTCGGCACTAATGTTTGAGGAGCCCCCAGATAACGTGAAGGTCTTGCCGTCGGCTCCGGTCACGGTCTTGGACGTCGCAACACCGCCCAACAAGCTGGAGTTCTGGTAACCTTCGAGGGTCAGCGCCACAACTTTGACGAAATACGTAGCGGCCGGCAGCGTCGCGCCGGCGCCTGATGCCGATAAGGTCGGAGTAGAAGGCGTACCCAGTATCAATGAGGCGTTGCCGGCGAGGATCGCCATCTCCTCCTTCAGCATCATCTTCTGCAGAAGACGGAAAGCCATCATGGCCTGGATATCTTCGAAGGTCCGGCCCGCGGAAATTGCTTCGAAAGTTGCCGCGTCTTCCTCCCCGATCGTGACAAAGGCGGAGGTTTTGTTCGAGGTAGAATATGACATCTGGCCCGAGCGTTGGCCTTCCGGCACCCACCCCATCGAATCGAAACCGGAGCCGATGATCGCGTTGACTTGCCGCCAATTTGTTGCGGAGCCGACGCCACCGCCGACGCGCGGAACGATGTTCCTGAGTGGAGTGACAAATGGATAGAGGTTCTTCGCTGGCGCCTGAAGGTCAAAAGCCAATAAGCCGGTCGCAGTCGAAATCGATTTGGCCAATCGAAAGTCCGGCTGTGCCAGGGCCCCTTTCATGAGCTCCAGCGATTCTTGAGTGACTGAGTTCATCAAACTCCTCCCAGAAAAGGGGGGGTAATAAAAAGCCCGGCAAGGCACCGGGCTCGGCGACGGCCGTTGGGCCGATGGTGCTGTGTGCATGACCCTCAACGCCTCGAGCGAGTTGCTCCCCGGCGTCGGTCGATTGCAGATCTC